ATAGGAAGTCGAAGATTCTGAACAAATTTTGTTACATTTCTTACTCCACCTTTAAGAGCCTTATCAACCCCTCCAGTGTTTATCCAATTACCAATATTCTTTGGATTTAAAACACTAGCAACTTTACCCAGAGGACCCCTTGCAACACTACGAGTAAATCTTTTCCACCCTGCTTTTTGGTTTCTAAAAAACTTACCCATAGGTGTTTTCTTCCACCATTGTTGAAGTTTCTTTTGCCATCTGGGGGTTTTTGTCCTCGGTCTTCTGTCAGGAGTATCAGGTACACGACCATCTTGAGGGGGTTTCCCACGACGAAAATTACGACGACCCCGACCAATCACTGCTCCAATCATTGCGGCGATCAAAGCCCCATTCATTACCTGAGTAAATAAGGTTCCAAACTTATCAAATAATTCACCTGCACCTTCTCCTCCAATCGCTACTATTAACTTTCTTAGGTTCTCAACTCCAGCATAGGCAAGATCAATAAATCCTACCACAGCACCAAGAGCAAAATTTAATAGATGACCTATAAACTTAGCAATACCTCCCAACACCCCAAAAATTTTCTTCAGTGTGGGCATCAACTCATTTAATTTAGCAAATACTACTCCTATTGCTAACCATGTTAAAAAATTAGCAATCCCCAATCCAAGATTAGGTACTTTCATTCCTACTTTAACTTCTTTAGGTTTTATTTTTGGTTTCTCAATTTTCTCTTCTTCCTTTTTTTTCTTATCTACCTGCTTTGCTTTTCTTAAATTCTTTCTTTCTTGTTGCTTGGCACTCTGAGTATCTTTTAAAATATCCCTTACTTGGATTACTTGCTTCCTAATAATAACTATATCAGATTCTCCTGGAGTCGTACTTACAGGATCAAAATCACTTTTAGTATGAACTAAACCTGTCGTAGGTCTAACTGCTAATGCTCCACCTTTTTTTCCTTCTTCACCTTTATTCATTATACCATCAGCCACCTCTTTACCCGATGCTCTTTTTTTAGGTCTTTTCTTTTTCCTATTAAATAACTTATCTTTAGCAACCTTTTTTACTCCAGCCTTCAATACCTGTTTCGCTAATAGTCCCCACATACTACGCTCCTCCCATCAAATCTGAAATACCCAATGATGATACAACCATATTTCTCTGATTAGATATCATAGGAACTCTAAACTGAGGAATTTCAGTCTTAGATTTTGCGGGAATCACATCTTCACCACCCTTTTGTCCTGCTGAAACAGGAGGTAAAGTAACTACTCTATTTTTAGCCGCAGGAACAGGAGTTTCTACAGGTTCTTTTGATGTAAGTCTCTTCACACCATCCATCATACTTCCCCGTTTATCAAAGTCAGTTAAACCACCAGTCATAACATCAGCAGCTCCTGCTAACCATCTCTTCCATCCTTGAGGTTTTACTTCCCCTCCACCTTGTAAATATTGTCTAATTAAACCTCCCTTATTAGCAGTTACATTTTCATCAGGGGCCTTTAATTCTGGTTTATTATTACCACCACCCTTCAGATTCATAGATTCCAAAGTCTTTACACCAAACTCTTGAACCGCAGGAGCCGAAACAACAAATTCACCAGGAGTTAACATAGCAGGAACAGTCCCATTCTTCTTGGAACCTGCACTAGGAGAAGCAGCACTAGCAGCATTCATAGATTCCATAGTATCACTACCATATTTTTGCACTGCTCCTTTACTCATTACAAACTCACCAGGAGTTAGCATTGCGGGAACAGTATCCTTATTACCTGTTCCAGGAACTTCTCCACCTTTATTAAATTTTTTAATTGCACCATCTCCAAGAACTGCATCTCTAGTTTCTCCATCAACTGTTATCTTTCCATCCATATAACTATAACCCTTTACACTCCCATCAGGATTTATTAAATCATTATCTGCCATAAATTTTTGGTTTCCTGCTTCAATCTTAGCATTTGTTGCCTGTGCTGCATCACTAGCATTAAGAATAGGGTAAAGTGTTTCTTCTGGCATACCTACAAGTCTACCTTTACCATCAGGATATTGTATAACATCCATAAAATTAATATCCTCATATCCAGGAACCTGACGAAGAGAGTCTACAAGTTGAGTCTGATGTTCCTGCAAATCAGGCATCCCGATAGCACCACCAATATCGGTAAAAGTACTTGTATCTTCTATTACCTCACCACCTTTTGTTTTGAAAGTAGATGTAAATTCTTGCTTATTATAAACAAATTGATCTGGCATTATCATACCCATTCCATAACCAACCCTTCCACCGTTATTAAGATACTGAACTAAACCACCACCACCAAAAAATGATCCCATTTGTGGTCCAAATTGATGAACTACTCCACCTCCAGACATGTTCCGTCTATTTCTAAGTAATGCTATCTGTTCAGGAGAAAACGCACCTGATTTTGCTGCTACACCAGTCTGATTTTGTTGAGCATCCATCAACAATCTATATGCTGCAGTACCTGGAATATCTTTATTAATATCAAATGCCATATCTCCTTTCCAGTTAGGATTGTCTCCTATCTCCTTTCTAATTTCCATCATCATGCCAAGAATTGCTCCTTGAGCTTCTGGTATATCTTCCAGAGATTGATTAGACTGAACCAATGCTAAAGAATTATTAAAAGCCTCTTCACTCATAGCAGCAACAAACTTACCAAAATTTGGCATCCTTCCATCTCTATCCATTTCTAATTTTATACCCTGAAAAGCCTCAGGATTATCATCTACAGCTGCATTTTGATCTTGTACAAACTTCTTCATATGAGGAGTAAGTACATCTACCAATAACTCTCTATGTTCAGGTTTATCAAAATCAAAATCATCAGGGAGTCCAAAATCTGCAGGAGTAGGTTGACCTTCCTGAGTATCCTCAGTAGGTTGAGGGGATCCACCATCCTTAAAATGCTGAACTAAACCACCTTTATTAAAATGGTGAACTAAACCACCTTCATTGTAATTTGAAATAGGAGTTGTGGTATCAACAACTTCTCCCCCTTCATTGTAATTTGAAATAGGAGGAGATTTAATTAAACCACCTCCATGAGCCACCGTAGTGTCCAATTCTACGGTTTCACCTTCCTCACTCTCACTTTTATCTTTACCTCCTATCCTTTTAGATATACCCCAAATAGCAACACCTCCCAAAACCGCAGCAGCTGCCCAAGGATTAGCAGCAATTGCCATGACTAACTTAGGAATAATAGCCATTAAAAGACCTGTCATTCCGCTTATCAATGCACCTAAAGGAGTAAGGAATAAGGCCGCTGCTCCAGCTAATGCAGGCCACCAATCTTTAAAGAACTTACCAACCCTTTCTGCTTTTTTCTTATTCTTCGGATCACTAAACCATTTAAGTGTCTTCTGAAAAAGTACTCCAATTAATGTAAACTTAATCCAATTAATTATAGACTCCCATATACTAGTAAAAGGTTTCATCATTGCTCCAACAGCATTTCCGATTACACCTAGTGATTTTTTTACTCCTCCTTCTAACTTACTCTCTCTTTTATCTCTTTTATCTTGGGCTGCTTCTTTCTGCTCATTTCTTGCTTGCTTTCTATCACCCTTAAAATCTAAACGCAATACCTTTAATATATCATCAAGAACACCTCTTATTCCTTTAAGACCTTCTGTTTCCTTTTCCTCTACGGGATCTGGTTTAGATAAAGTTGGAGTTGGTGGAGAATCAGAATCAAAATTAATTGGGGGGTTTTGTGATTTATCAACTACAGTTTCTTCTTCCTTTTTATTTAAAAAATCTTCTTTGAATGATTTAACATTTATCTTAGACTTCTTTACCTTTAAAGATTCTCTTCCCTTAGCACGACCAGTCCTTTGTCTGAACCGTTCTATCATTGCATTATTATCTTCAACTATCAATTCTCCTGTTGCATCATAAGCACCACCCTTCTCCTCAATACCTTCCAGTTTCTTAATCTTCTCCTGAATCTCATTTGGTTCAGTATCAGACGCAAGAAAAGTATTCCATTGAGGATCAGATAAAGACTTTAATCCCTTGGTATCAATTTTCTTTAGTACTGCTAATAGAGATAAAGTCTTAGGCATTCGCTTGTTGCTGTTTGAGTTTCTCTTCCTCTAAGTGTGCTCTCAACATCTCCACATACACGTCCCTTTCCCAAGGAATCATGTTTTCAATCTCAGTTAATGAATATTTATGATACTGCATGAGTGAAAAATTAAGTCTGAAATAATTTTCCAGACTCATGTATATCATACCTATCCGAAAAAACTTGAGAGTCCCTCCAATACTACAGTACTTCCAACTTTAGTCTTAGGGTTCTTAATCTTTACTGTATGAGATAGTTTAGGCATCGTCTCAAAGAACTTTTCAATCTCTTTAAACTGAGAAGAATTCATCTGTTCTAAGAATGAATTAATCTCCTTTTTAGTACAATCAGCAGTTTCCCATACTTCATCTTCATTATAAATCTTATCTATACATGAAGCAATTAAATCAAAAGACTGATCTAGAGTGGCATCTTGGCCAAAATCAAAATTATTTTTAATAAACTCTGCAAGAGAAGGATACTTCATCTCCATCATCAAGTTAGAATCTAATTTAATCTTATTAGTATGCTCATCATTCTTGACTACTTTAATCTCATCAATAGGAATCTTGACGGGAACATAAGTCTCATTATCATCAGAACAAAGAAGTTTAACTTCAATCTCTTCACCCACAGACTTACCTCTTATATTTAAAAATAGATACTCGATATCAAAGGTAGGAAGATTCTCTACCCCAATTCCTTTGGTTTGAATACAAGACTTAATAACATTCTTGATAGCCGTGGTTATCTCTTTTACATCTTCCCCCTCTAAAGCTAAAACCAATAATTTCTCTTCTTTAACTAAAAAAGGTCTATATTGAATTGTTTGTCCAGTTGAAGGTAATTCCAACTCATATGTCGGGGTCGCAATCTTTGGTAAAGGCATAATATCCTATAGAAATTTCAGTGTATTTTATTTAGCAGGTTTATTTAATGAATGGTAAGAAGTTAGAGTCCATAACTTTTGCCGCATTAGAATTCTGAATATTCTGTGGATTGGATGTACTATGACGATTTGCATCTCTATTTGCTCCCTGTCCTGTTATACTAAAACTTCCTTGGGGTACACTATCTCCATACTGTTCATTATCTCTATCAACTTCATCTTGGGTATCTATAAAAACTTGATAACGAATTGGATTTGGTTTAATTAAATTCTTAGTAATATATCTACTAAAGTTAAAATTAACAGTACATTTTAAGGTCTGTGCTCCTTCATAACTAACTGGCATTGCATCAATACTAATAGGATATGCATTTAAAAATTGATATTCTAAATTTCTACCATTATAATCTCTCTCAAATTTATTAATATAAATTGTTGTTTGATATTGTTTTGGAAAATTTACTCTATAAAAATAATTTTCTGCGTCATAATTCTGTTCATTAACAATATATCCAATCCATGTTTCAAATAATTTTATCTGCTTATAATTTCTATCAACCAAAAAAGTAAACGATGAAGTTGTATCATATTGTCTTCTATGAACATGTCTTTCTGTGATTCCAGTATGATCATTAGTAAGTTCTACCGTAGCCAAAGAAGTTCCAGGTAAAGATGCCTCCATACACGACAACATATAATCTTCATCCCTCCTTGCATCAGGAATTGAATCCAATATATGAGGAGGTGGATTAAAATGACATTCATAATGTGTAGTTAACGCAGTATTTAAAATAGATCTTTTTAAATCTTCTACTGGTCTGGGTTGAGGGGTACGCATTATAGACCCATAAATATTACTACTTGATATATTATGTAGTCAAGATAAATGGGAGAAAGTAAAAAAAGTTTATTTAAACCCTCATTTCCCCGAAAATATAAGGGAAATCCAGATAATATTATATGTCGTAGTACTTGGGAAACCAAATTCTGCAACTATTGTGATCTAAATGAAAATATTCTGGAGTGGGGAAGTGAGGAATTCTATATTAAATATGTCTCTCCTGTTGATAATCGGGTTCATAAGTATTATCCCGACTTTATTATTAAAGTCAAGGAAAGTACAGGTCAAATCAAAACCTATGTGATTGAAGTAAAACCCAAGAAGCAAACTCGACCTCCCAAAAAGAAAAAGAAGGTGACTCAATCATATCTCTATGAATGTAAAACCTATGCCGTTAACACAGCTAAATGGGCAGCAGCAAGAGAGTTTTGTAATGATAGAAAAATTGAATC